AGATGTTGAAGCACCTACTTGCCCTACATTTTGAGTATAATTAGCGGCTTGTGACGCTACCTCACTAGGACTAAATGCATTAGCTAAACCTGGAGTTGTTCCAGAACCCATTGCTAGTGTGTCGGTAGCTGGATTCATAGGTGGAACTCCACCAGGAAATGCGTTAGGTAAATTTGTAGGCGTTGCAGCAGTTATTGTCTCAGTACCCGTTGATACGGCTGTATTTCCCGCTTGAGCACCAGCACTACCTGCCGAAGATAAAGCTCCGCCTAGACCAGCACCACCATATCCACCTAGCCCCATCATAGCACCTTGAAGTGGGTCGCCTGTTATTAGAGCACCCCCAACTCCTGTTGCAATACCAGCTTGTAAAGCAGTCAAACCAACACCTGCTGGGCCTAAAGCCAGACCTGCTACCATAGGCAATAAACTTTTTAAATTAAACGCTTCGTCTAACCCTGTTTGTGGATTTTTAGTTATCTCTGTGCCATAAGCATTTGCAAGTCCTTTTAAACCTGCTACTTCATCAGATGACATATGAACGAGCTTGTCGTCTCCATACCGTCCAGCGTTAGCAATCTGTTCTATTACATAATTCATAATTCTTTTCTCCAATACAAACTATTAGAGTACCCCCAAGGGTTGCTAGGATAAAACATTTTATATCCTTTACTAATTAGACTATTAGAACTAGGTAAATTATCCGTAGTATCTGTAATCACCCAATTATAACCTAGTTTTCTAGCAAATTTCTCTCTTATAGTTATCATTTTCTTTTGTAAACCTTGACCTCTCCACTTTGGTAAAACACCACTCCTAGCTAAATATACTGTATCGCACCATTGAGAAGATTGTTTTAAACTTGCAAAGCAAACAGGTTGTTCTAATTCTCTACCAACCCACCACCAGTTTGCCTTTTCTTTAGTGGGTCTTATCGGTTTATCTTCTGGTAAGCATACTTTTTGCATATTTATTAGTTGTATTTTTATTTTTGTATCAATCTTAACTTTTTTTATCTCAATCATTCTCTGTCAACAAATAATACATTTACTGTAACATCAGCACTAGTGCCATTTATTTCAAATTTTAATATGTCATTACCTTCTAAAACTACGGGGTTTCTCTCATTTAATACATCTTCACTTTGATTAGCTGTAACACCCTCCACTGGTATCAACATAACTTCTGTACCTGTCCCTGAGTCTGTTACAGGGGTGTAAGTCATTTTTACGTTTCTAGTTCCTGCACTTTTATTTGCAACAATAGCTGATTTAACAATAGCTGTAGTATCAGTTGGTACAGTTAAAATACTAGTTTGTGTATTATTGGCTAAATTTACTAACGAAAATCTTTTAAATTTATTTGACATTTATTTTCCAAAAAACCAAGCCATAGCTTGTGTATTATTTTCTGACTGCGGTGGCGTATAACCACTATTTAATTCTGTTAAGACTCTTTCTAAAACTAGAACTAATTGATTTAATTGTTCTGGGTTGTAATCTTTGTTATAAAAAGACGGTAATCTTGTTGTGTGTATCTTACTCATCTTAATCCGTCAGGTTGTATTAGTATTCTGTTATCTCCTATACGCCAAGTTGTGTCTACACTTTGACTTTGTATTTTTAAAGATACTTGTCTTCCTCTCGCCCTTGTGTCAACTTTCTCCGTAGTTGGGCTAATATCATGCAAATCTGTAACGCTAACTTTTGCTTGAGCATTTGGGTAAACCCTTGTTAATAATTGTATGTTTAAGTTACCTTGTTGGTTTTTAAAATCAGGCACAAATTTACGAACAAATGAAACGCTATTTCCATCAGCAATATCTAAATAACCTGATTGTATGAAAGCTGTAATAGGTTGATTTTCGTTATTCACACCTTTTTCATGCGTATATAACACGCTTCTACCATTTGATAAACTTTGTATGTCAGTTAAAGTATCTGAGCTATCGGTTGGTAAAAATTCAGCCCCTATAGGGTTTTCAAAAGACCCGTAATCTACCCAAGCCGTCCTAGATAAACTACCAACAGACCAAATACCTTCTAAATAATTATATGTAACCATTCTGTCTACATAGTCAGAGTTAGTGGTTGCGTACCACCATGAAATTTCATTGAACTTTGAGTTTAGACCAACATGAAATTTATGAGATTGCGTAAAGTTTAAATTATCAAAAATAAAATCTTCTACTGTGCAAGGTAATTTTTTAACAGTACCATCAAACATATAAAACGAATCTTTAGACATCCAATATGTAATACCACCTGCTTCAACAGCAGCTAACGGAGCAACACACCCGCAATTAGCTCCTAATTGTTGAGAAGCAAAAACTTGAGTACCGCCTACAAATTGCAAACCGTAAGCTGCGGTATCTGTTAAAACAATTAGTTGGTTTCTTGACTTAACAGCAGTCATTATCTTACTTCCGTCTGTTAATCGTATAGCACCTGCAAAATTTTCTACTTTTTCGGTAAATGTACTAGTGTTAGTAATTGCATCAAAAGTTGAAGACGTTGTTGTGTTAAGACCTTCTATATCAGAAAACCTTAATAGCATTTTGTTTTGTGTTGCACTATCTCCAACTGTGGAATCCGTTCCTAAACATATTAGTTGCCTAGAAGTCGGGGCCATTATAAAAAATTCTGTTGCCGCTGGAGCATCTGTTATTTCGGTTGCTCTGGAGTTTATACCTGAACTAGTATTAAATAAGTACAGCCTATCTCCTATTAAATTACATATTACGTCTTCTCCATATAAATCAAACTGCCATACCCTTGGTTCTATTACATTAGCTGAAACTGACCTAGCCGTATTCCAAGAGCCTTCATTCCAAGAACCCACATTCCAACCATAGTCAACAGAACCTACATCTGTACCTACATTTATTTGAAATGTTATATTAGCTGCACCGACAGGTATGCTTTGTGTAGAAGTAGCGTTTGCTCTTGCTATAATTGTAAAAGTGTTTATTCCTGTTACATCTTGTACTTCAAACTCGCCTTCTAAATTAGCGTTTGCAATCCCACCAGGGTCTCCAGTTAGTTCACTTAAAGTAATAAAATCACCTATCAATATACCGTGATTACTAACATGAACAGTAACTACATTACTACCGTTTGTAGTAGAAAACGCTGTTGTTTGTCCCGCAAAAGATTGCCTGTTCCATAACCCTGCACCCCAACCTCTAAAACTACCGTTCACACTTCTAAGAGGAGTAATATCACCCCAGTTACCGCCATTGTATGCGTATAATTTTTTAGATGTTCCTATTATTATAAAAGGAGAACCACTATTTGAAACCCAAGAAATCATGTTTGTTATACGACCGACAAATTTTGCACTTTGGCTAGGGTCAGACGCTTTAACTTGACCGAAAAATTTTTCCCAACCTCCTATTTTTTCGGCTTTACCATATCTAAATCGAACATTATCGCAATCAATCCATCGACCTTCAGCACCATACTCAGTATTTTGCTTATCTATTCCAGGTGCTATTTTTAATTTACTTAGATTCAAGAGTCTGTATCCTAGTTTCAAGGGCATCTACTTTAGAGCTTAATTCTTGAATAGCTTTTACTAAAATAGGCACTAATTTACTTTGGTCAATTCCTTGATAAACAGGTCTACTTAATTTATCAACTTCATCTTTATAGCCTGTAACTGATTCAGGTACTACGTTTGCTACTTCGTGAGCAATAAACCCATCTACAGTTGTATCAGGTGTGTTTTTAAAATTAAACCTATATGTAGACAAAAGATTAACTCTGTTTAGAGCATTTTCCAAAGGTACAACATTTTCTTTTAACCTATAGTCAGAAGAAGTAGAGTAAGTAGTAGCTGAACCATTTGTAAGAATATTACCAACACTAACACTTGTATTTCCTACACTAGTTAAACTAGCATTTTCCACATAATGAAACTGAATTAAGTTATTACTTGATGTTTGATTTGTGTAACAAACCATAGAAGGGGATGGAAAAGACCCACCAAACTTATATCCAAAAGCTCCGATAGCAGGTGCTTCGTCATTTGATTGTGCGTATAAAGCCCAGTTACCGCCAGGAGAGTTATTCGCATCATTGGCTAATCCAGCCGTTCTCATGTTAACACCTAGATTCTCTGTGTGAGTCATAGCGTCTTTAAAATCTGAGCCTGTCCCGACAAGAAATGCTTTTTCAGATTTAGGTATAAATATGCCAGTTTGCCCTGATACTTTTGCAGTTACTTGATAGTCACCAGCATTATTGTTATGCACTATATATGTTTTTTGTATATTAGGTAAATTTATAGTAGCATTTGCTGACAGCGTAGCTGTAACATCAATATAAAGATGTCTAGCATTAGCAGTAGCATTGCTGTTACTTAAAGAAAGAGTAGCTACATTATTTGTAAAATCACTTGTTCCTAATGTTACTCTCCCGCATATAGCTTCTTCCAAAGCCTCAAGGTTTTGATTAGTGGTATTACCCCACGTTCCAGCTTGTTCACCATCACCTATTTTTTCTATCTTTAAATTACTAGTGTAAGTACTTGCCATTTTTATCTCCTAATATATATTTTGTAAGTCTCGACTATGTTGGTATATCCGTCCATATTGGTGTTTGACTGTCGTCTATTATACCGTAAACCACTGGTGCTCCAACAGCCCCAGTACCTAAAACTCCTGTTGCAGAAGCAAAAGCATTAAATTCTACTATTGCAGTTCCTAAAACTCCTGTTGCTGATACTCCTGTTACATTTACTGGTGTAATTACCACACTTTCTGCATTTCCCAAAGCACTTGTACCAGCTACCCCAGCCACGGTAAATGAAACACTACCTGCACCAGCTATTGATACGGAAACTGTGCCTAATCCAGCAGTTGCGGAAAGTCCTGTTAAATTAACAACAGTAGGTGCTTCTGCTACTACTCCAAAAGAAGCATATGAATCTTGAGAAAAAGCAACGCCACCATAAAACATAGTTAATAAGACCAAATAGTAGGTCTGGGTCTCCCGTTCGTGTTTTCTAAAGTATCTAAATGTATAAACCTAGCATCACCTTTTTGATTTATACCTATTCCAGTAAATTTCATAGCAAGTGCTAAAGAAACTAAATCAAAAGCATCTCCTCTTGCTACCCCTATATCTGCAGCACATCCTGTGGTATGAGCACCACCACCGTTTTTCTTTCTAGCTTCTATGGGGTGAGTAACATCTCTAAAGCCTGATGTAATTCTCATTGGTCGCCCATAGGCTTTTCTTAACTCATTTAACTTATTTATAAAGTCTTGGTTCATTTCGCACTTTTGTGTGTGGCTACATTTAAACTCGTTTTGCGTAAAATATTTTCCCCAATTCATACTCTTGGCTCTTTCTTTTCTAATATGTCATTTAATTCATTTGATTTTTGTTTACTACCTACACTACTGCCAAAATAATATGCCAACACCATAGTAGTAGCTGAGTTTAGAGCACCCAAGACGTACACCAAAATATCTTTTGCTCCTGAGTTTACATCTACATCTGCAAATATAATCACTAAGAATAAAGCAAAAGACATTGTTACTGTGCCTAATGCAAGTATTGGAGTCACACATTTGTTTAACCAACTAGCATTTTCGCTAGTAGCAATAGCCGTCTCTCTTTTTCTTGCTGAATCTCTATCGGCATACTCAGCTTCGAGTTTTGCAAGTTCACCTTTTTGCTCCATAGCTTTGAGTTCTTTCATAGCTTTAGCACGTGCAGTTGGGTCAGGAATAACCCTATCCAAAACTTTTTCTGCTACTGGTAATAATCCTGTTAGTAATTGCAACATTTATTTTCTCCAATTATGTCTTATAGAACTTTTTTCTTATTTTACAACCTTTTCTAGTTTCTGGCTCAAACCAATTAAACCCTCTTGTTTCATTCGCACACCAGTAGTAACATAGTTTTCTCTCCACCCATTCCAACTTACAATAGTATTGGTGGCGGTTTGGAACAACAGTCGCCATCCATGTTACAAAAAATATACTTGTCATTTACTTGATTCCACCACTGCTGTCCATAAAAAATTAGACAAATAAATTAAAACTAAAACTAAAACTCCAATAAAAATTCCCATTTTGGTGTTATATAAAAAATTCTTCCTTCTTCGCATCTGATTATATATTTCAGATTCTCTCTTTGCTTTAATTTTTCTACGCAAATCAATGAATTTTCTATATCCTTGTATGCCTCCCCAGTCTGCTGTCCAATTTGAGGTAAAAAATTCTCTGATATATTTTTCCTGTTCACGTATTTTTTCCTCTGCAATAATAGTGTCAAATACTTCTTGTGTTGCTGTTTTTTTATAAGTTAATGTTTTAAATATTCCTGGTTTAGCTTTTTCCTGTGAAATTACCTCTTTTACATCTTCAATGTGCCCTGCCCATTTAGACAGAGTTCCATAAATTTCTTCAACGTCTTTTCCTAAGGCTACTGCTTTTTTCAGAGTAGTAAAGCAGACAGACGCTGCTGAAAGTGCAGTTATCGGGTCTATCATTACTCATCTAACTTAGGCCAGTTATCCCAAGTTCTTGGGTCTTTATCACCGATTTCTTTTGGTATATCTCGTAGTGCTTGTCTATAAGTCACCATAGCAGTACCTACAGCAGAACCTTTTTCTAATGTTCTAACTACTTCCCAATCTGTATTAGCTAGTCTATTATTTCGTTCTAAACGTATGTCTTCTAAAACAGTTTCTTTTTGAGATTTTAATTCTTCGGTTGATAAAGATTCTACTTTTACAGTAACTACAAAATCTCCATCTATATAAGGCGGACAGGAAACAAGTTTTTGCGTATTAGGGTCATGATAAGCTCTATCGCTTACTTTTTTAAAACTCATTTGGGACAGTCTGCTAGAACTAGGTTCTACAGCAAACCACCTAGACCAATGTCCTACTTCATATACTTGTTCGTTTTCTATCTTTGCAATTAACATTTAATTCTCCATTAAAATTCAGGGAAGTCCTCTGTCGGAACAGATATTGTATCTTGACTTACATCGTACCTAGCAATTCCTTTTGTAACTCTAAAGTTATCCATCCACCCTACTAAAGTATGGGCGGCGTTATTGTGTATTCCTATTTTTAGAAAAGGCATATCTACAGGGTAGTTACTAGAGTCCGTAGCAAAAAGTTTCTTTTTACCGTCAAAATAGAACACTAAATTGTTAGAAGCCAACGTGGCGTCACGAACTAAAGCAAAGTGATACCAAGGTGCTTTTGAGTCAGTTTGGTCTTTTCTGTGATGTCCTGGTCTATCTTCAAGAGGCCCAAAGTCTGATTCAGCTACAATAGTGTTATAA